GAATGATTTCGCAGCTACAAGTAATGGCGCTGTTCCTGCTGGTGATCTTGCGGGTAACGTGCCTACAGGTTTGACAACATTGGGTTTAGGCGGCTCTCCCTATACCTCTTCCGTTCCCTTGAACGGTCATCTCAGGCGCCTTACCTACTGGCCCGCAAGATTGCCCAACGAAACCCTCCAAACCATCACGCAGTAACCATGGAAGAAGAACTCCTCACACCCCCACCCCCGACATTCTTTCGCTTCCCGGATGAAGCGACCGGCATCGCTGCCCTGGATGCTGCTGGTCTGGTCAACGAAGACGGCGGCTACATCACCGCCAGTCACACCCACGCTCTCGATGTGATCGGTCCCATCTCCCGTGGTGGCGAGTGGGACGAAGAAGGCAACGTCATCACCCCGCCTGAGCTGCTGCCTGGGTGGCATGTGAACTATCGCGGTGAAGTGCCTGATGAGTGGCTGCCGTATGCAGTTACTCCTGAAAACCCTGTCCGTGTATTCTTTTAGAAATCATGCTTACCATTCTTGGCATTAAAGTCTCTTATGAGACACTTATCTTTTTGGCTCTTTTTATCGGTTCGGAAGTTATTGGTGCTTCTAAACTCAAAGATAATAGTGTCGTACAAGTCTTTCTTCGTGTTGTAGAGGCGCTTAAACCTCACCGAACTGAAGACGACAAGATCCAACGCATTAAGGATACCCTGAAATGAGCATCAAACTCCTTGACGTTATCAAAAACTACAAGGGGTTACCTCATCAAAAGCAAGCCATTAACGCTCTTGAGCATTTGCTTGGGGGCTATGGCTTGTCGGATGAGGCGGAGTGGGTACAACTATGGCGTCTACCCGTCTCAGAACCCCCTACATACTTTACAAACACCTGGGAAGGTATTGAAGCGGCTGCTAAAGCGGCTGGAGCCAAGTTTCCGGAAGTAGTAGCTGCACAATGGGCACTAGAAAGTGCGTTTGGTACCACTGTTAGCGGTAAAAACAACTTCTTTGGCATTAAAGGTAGCCCAGGTACGGTTAAAACCACTTGGGAGGACTACGGTAACGGTCCTGTGACCATCAAAGCTACTTTTAAAGACTTTGATACCCCTTACGACTGCGTTGAACACCTTGTTACCCAATGGTATAAGGATTACAAAGGCTATAAAGGCGTCAATCGAGCCACCTCTCGTGAAGATTGTGCATACCTCCTGAAGAAGGAAGGTTATGCCACGGATCCCGTGTATGCACAGAAGTTGATTCGATTGATGGAGCAGTATGATTGAAGCTAGTGTAGCAGCAGGTATAGCTTTATTTACCGCTATTGTCTCCGTACACAACCGCCTTTACGCCAAAATTAACGACGTAGATAGCCGAGTAGATAAAGTTGAGCTTCGTGTAGCGGAAAACTACGTACAAAAGCACGAATTAGCTACTGCTCTTCAAAAAATGGAGGATCACATGATTCGCATTGAAGAAAAACTAGACAGGATTGTAATGCGAAATGGCTAAAAACAAAGCTACGGAAGAGATGTTTAACGAGTTACATAACCTCGTTACTACTGAATTCCTTAATCGAATTAAAAGTGGTGAAGCCACTGCACAAGAGTTAAAGGCGGCGTGTGATTGGCTAGCTAAGAATGACATTAGCGGTGTAGCTAACGACGGTAACCCGCTAGATAAACTAGCTTCTATCATGCCTAAAGTTGATCCATCACTTGTCCAACGGAGGCTTTATGGCTCGAAAGTCTAAATACAGCGGTCCAAAGTACGCTAACGGTAACTACAAATCATATCAAAAAGCATATGATAGTAGTGAGCTACAGATTCGTAAGCGTGCTGCCCTTAATAAGGAGAACCGTAAACGGGGAACCTACGGTAATGGTGATGGTAAAGATGTCTCCCATAAAAAAGATGGCTCCACTACTCTTGAAAAAGCCTCTAAAAATCGTGCCCGTGTCGGTAAAGCTAGAAAAGCATGACGCCCCTTCTACCAAGTCCTGATCACTACCTGCAAAACCTCATAACCATGACAAGTCCTGAAGCAAAGCGGATGTGGCGTAGAGCCATTAAGGAACACTTCAATTGTCAATGTGTCTATTGTGGAGAAACTTATGATGCTAATGAACTTACTCTTGATCACGTTATACCTCGCTTTAATGGGGGACAAACTACAACAAAGAATTTGGTTCCGTCTTGCAGGAAATGTAATCAGAACAAAGGTACAAGTAACTGGCTTACGTGGATGAGACAAACGTTTGGTATTACGCCACGGGAACAACTAATTTTATCGCATATTAAGTAATGCCGTACAGAACAATTATGAACGTTCTTGGCGGAGCTGTTCGTACAGTATCTGAATTCTATGAAGATGTGACAGAGACTGTACGGGCAATTACCCCAGAACCCATTGGCAGAGCCCTTGATGTTTTAGCTGGTACAGTTGAACGTGGTGTAGCTAAAACCCCTATTGGTGTTGCCGAAAAAGGAGCTGCAGCAATGGGTGAAATGGTGTCTAAATCAACTGGTAATGAAGTATTAGGGGGTGCTGTAGGCTTTGGTCTTGGTTTAGCAGCTGGTGGTCCTGCAGTGAGTAGTACGGCAAAACGTGTTATCCCTAAAGGCTTACCTAAACCAAAGCCAACTACTCCACCTGTTGACATGATGATGCCGCCTGGTATGGCTCCAGCTATGGCTGGTGGTACGCCTATGCCAACACCTAGTATTCAACCTACTTTTGAAAAAGGTGGGTTGGTAATGAAAGCTGTTACAGCAAGAGATCCCGAAAGCCTTAGGCTTGCTGGAGTTAAAACTGGAGAAGATATTATTTCACCAGAACAAGCTAAACAACTAACTAAACGTTCACTTAAAGTTGAGCAACATTTAGCTAAAATTGATTCTTTAGAAACTGGATTAATAGACGCTTTGGATACAGGTGCTGATGCGTACACTATTAAACGTTTAAGAGCTAACTTAAAGAAAGAACGTCCAAAACTATATTCTGCTAGGTCTAATGTTTCTGTTCCTACTGCGGAAGATCCGCTTTATTATGGTACAGCGGCGGCACGACGGGATCGGCAGGCGGTAACTTTAACTGAGAATGTAACTGAGACTTTAGAAGAACACCACCTATTCCCTAAAGTTGTTAGTGGTGCTTTCTTTGCTAAAATGGATGAATTTATTAAAGCAGGAAAGGCTCAATTGGATGATCTTGTTTTAATGAATCGTGTGGCTATTGCTAAAGGACGTAAACCAGGGGACTATAAAAGTGGTATGTACATTTTAGGTGAAACACCACATAATGAATATCACACTCTTATGAAAGAAGCTGGGGATGGATTCAAACGTAATCAAGCAGAAGCTTGGGCTGGAGTCGTTAATGAAGCCAAAGATGTTGACGACTTACTTGTGCTTTGGCGCGATACATTAGATAACCTTGTTGTACCAACGGCTGAAGATATTCAATCGTACAACAAATTAGATAAACTTCTTCAAGAAATCCGCAGCACCCGCTAGAAGCCCCTACAACACCCCTTCACCCACCTTTACGCTAGAATATACCTATGAGTACTTTAGACCTCCTTAGAGACGATTTTAAGCTCTTCTTACAAGCTCTTTGGGCTCAACTAGATCTACCTCACCCAACCCGAGCACAATACGCTATTGCTGATTACCTCCAATACGGTCCTAAGCGTCTACAGATTCAAGCGTTTCGAGGGGTGGGTAAAAGTTGGATTACTGGAGCGTTCGTCCTTTGGACGCTCTTTAAAGATAACGAAAAGAAGATCATGATTATCTCCGCCTCTAAGGAGCGGGCTGATAACATGTCTATCTTCCTACAGAAGCTAATCATCGAGACACCTTGGTTGAAACATATGCAACCCCAAGATGACTCAGCCAGGTGGTCTCGTATTAGCTTTGATATTAAGTGTCCTCCTCACCAAGCACCATCCGTTAAAAGTGTTGGTATCACCGGACAACTAACTGGTAGTCGTGCGGACCTTATGATCCTAGACGATATTGAGGTTCCGGGTAACTCCATGACAGAGTTCATGAGGGAGAAGCTTCTACAGCTTTGTACGGAGGCTGAGTCAATCCTTACTCCAAAAAATGATAGTAGGATTATGTACCTTGGTACTCCTCAGACTACCTTTACCATTTACCGTAAGTTAGCAGAACGTAACTACAAACCATTTGTTTGGCCAGCACGTTACCCACGTAAGGTTACCCAATACGAAGGTCTTCTAGCTCCTCAACTTGTTGAAGATATTGACGGTGGAGCGAAGCCTTGGGGTGTAACCGACCCTGATCGTTTTGATAACGACGATCTAGTAGAACGTGAAGCGTCAATGGGACGTAGCAACTTTATGTTGCAGTTCATGCTTGATACCTCCCTTAGTGATGCTGAGAAGTTCCCCCTTAAGTGCTCTGACCTTATCGTTACTAGCGTTAACCCAACTAAAGCACCTGAAAGTATCGTTTGGTGTTCCGACCCTCAAAACGTCATCAAAGATCTTCCAACCGTTGGTCTACCTGGGGATTACTTCTACTCCCCGATGCAAATCCAAGGTCAATGGGACGACTACCAAGAAACTATTTGTTCCGTAGACCCATCTGGTAGAGGCTCAGACGAAACGGCTGCTACCTTTATCTCACAGAGGAATGGTTTCCTTTACCTCCACGAAGTACGTGCTTACCGTGACGGTTACAGCGACAAAACATTGCTAGACATCCTTAAAGGTTGTAAAAAGTACAATGTTACTAAGCTTGTAATTGAAACGAACTTTGGTGATGGTATCGTCTCCGAGTTATTCCGTAAACACCTCCAACAGACACAACAACTGATAGACATTGAGGAGGTACGTGCTAATGTACGTAAAGAAGACCGTATTATTGATACCCTTGAGCCCGTATTAAATCAACATAGACTTGTTGTAGACAGAAACGTTATCGAGTGGGACTTTAAGTCCAATCCAGACGCTGCACCGGAAGAGCGACTCCTTTACATGCTCTTCTACCAAATGTCTAGGATGTGTCGGGAAAAGGGAGCCATTAGACACGACGACAGACTAGATAGCTTAGCTCAAGGTGTTAAGTACTTCACAGATGCTCTCGCTATCTCCGCTCAAGAAGTAATAAAAGACCGTAAACGTGAAGAGTGGAACGACATGTTACAAGCGTTTATGGACGACCCCCAATCTGAGACAAATCATATAGTCTTAGGTATGTCTTTAAATCAAAAAAGACAAGCTCGTGGATTGGGTAAAAATGGTATCCCAACGTGGGTTTAATCTTACGTAAGACACAAAATAAGACACAAGTCATACCAACCGATCTTGAACATGACTGCCGTATAGCCGGAGGCGGAAGGGTGGACCGCCAAAGGTAAGGGGGAACTCGAGACAAGCTCTCCTTCCCCCTTTTACTAAAGACAATGTCCCCGGGAATGGACATTCTGTTTAGTACTTTCTTTAAACTTCTCTTTCTACTTCCTTTAAAGTACTTTAACAAGTGATAACACATGATGGTATTACCATCCCTTTGTTATCCTGTGTTAATACTGTTAAACTAAGTGAATGAAGTAAGTTACTTACCACCATTAACCACCACCTTACCACCAATGCACACCGCTCAACCTTCGTCTCACTGCGTTCAACTCGTACACATTACCCCCGAAGCTGAAGACCTTATCGCTTACATGGCTAGGGTGTCTAATCCCTCTAACCAGTCAAACACTCAGACGAGTGCTAAGCTAATCCGTTATCTCATTACTCATAACCATTGGTCTCCTTTTGAGATGGTGAACATGTGTGTCTCTATCGACACTACACGTTCTATCGCCGCTCAAATCCTTCGACACCGTTCCTTTAGTTTCCAAGAGTTTAGCCAAAGGTACGCTAAGGTGGAGAAACAAGCCTCTATCCCCCAACTCCGTCGTCAAGATACTAAGAACCGACAAAACTCTATCGACGATCTTGATGAAGTAGTGAAGAAGAACTTCCAATTCCGCATAGGTAGTCTTTACTCCGACTGTTATGGTCTCTACAAAGAGATGGTAGAAGCTGGGGTAGCAAAGGAGTGTGCAAGGGAAGTACTTCCAATGGCAGCACCCACCAAACTTTACATGAATGGTACCATTAGGTCGTGGCTTCACTATTGTGACCTTCGTACAAGTAACGGTACCCAGCGAGAACACGCCCTCATCGCCTCTCAAGTTCAAGACCTCCTCTACCAGTACTTACCTAATGTGTCGGAGGCGATGTGGTCTCGTGATGAATAACACCACTCGACCTGTGGAACAAAGACAATTAAAGCTTAACGAGTTTAAAGCAGCTTACAAGACCCTTAAGACTGGTGTTCCTTGGGTAGACCACCTTCTTTTGGGTCTCCTTTACTCCATTGAGTCGTGGATTATTGATGAGCGGGTGGAAAATGAGGTAAGTAAAGCGGTGGAGGAGGTAGTTTTACCCCCACCACCTGATATGGTGTCTCCCGTTTACACGGAAACGTTGTCTAAGACGTCTGAGAGCCTCCCTGAGATGCGTTTAACCGCTCCTTGGTACATTGATGGGGCGGGCGAGCGTAGCGAGCCTTAGAGAGGCATATAGAGGGGGCTTAAAATTTTACCATAAATTTGTGAAGCCTAGTACCATATAACGCTACCGTTATATACCCCCATTGGGGTACCCTAACATTACATTATTTGCCGCGGCCAATACTGTTATATCGTAGCACTACAGCAGCGTTGTATTGTGTTATGCCGCTCGCATCCGCCTCACTTCGTTCGGCTTCGCTCGCTTCCTTTCCACTGTGTTGATAATGATTATCACTGCTCATCACTGGTGGTGAGGGGAGCGAGCACGAAGTGCGAGCGGGTAATCGTCATCGGTATCGTGCGTTGATACGAATACGTATTGTTAGCAAATGCTGATACGAATAAATAAAAATAAAAACATCTGTATAGCCATCAGTATAACTTATCTAAATGATAAGCAAACGTTATCGGTTGAGCGCCAGTTAAACTACTGTCTACCATCGCTTGCAATTGGCTTGGAGCTGTGCCATACTACGTATGTCCAGTTGAGAGACACGATGAAATTAAAGGACACAACATTTGTACTTGGTGATAAGCCAATTAAGAGTTTAATGTGGTGTGATTGCGTACCAAAGGCTAAGCGAAACAAACCCGCTAAACTGAATGGTATTCTTGTATCAGAAGTGCAGGTGTTCCATGAGCTTTGAAACCAGTGAAGGAAGTGGCACACACCCACTTGCAAACCACCTCAACACGTGCTATGTTGTAAGCATGAGAGATGAGGAAGGAGCACTGATGCAAGCTGAGTACGAAGCCAGCCAGTTCAAGCTCTGTCCACTCTCCCACCCAAGCGCTCTCACCACCTGCTACACTACAGACATGTTCAACCGATCTCAACTCATTACTGCTCTCCACAACGAATACAAGTTCCTTTGCCACGATGACTTCGATCCTAGTGTCGATCCTACTCCTGATGAGTACCTCGCTATGCTGCAGTCGTTGAGTGACGACGAGCTTATCGATGAAGCTAGCGATGACATCGACGAGTTCATTACTGCCTGGAGCTAACTAATGTCTAACACTTTCCGGTTTACTACTTTCAAAGAAGCTATCACCCATCTGATGTCTGAGTGTGGCTTGAGTAATCAAGACGCCACTCACTTTATCTGGGATCATCAGTTCACAATGGGCACTGATAGGGCGATCTGGCTTACGATTCCTAAGGATCTCAATTCCTGAATGTTACACTGAGGCTAACTGCCTCTCTGTAGCCTTCACAAGCTACTCATTCACTTACTTAACTTCAACATGTTTACTTCCATCGTTCCCATCCGTACCTCTGATGCTGTGTACTTCATGACTGCTAACCCTGTTACTGGTGTTGTTAACGTCACCTTCAATGGTGGACGTAGCTATAAGTACACTGGTGTTAGCCGTCGTGCTATCCTTAACCTGCTTGCTAATCCTAATATGTCGCTTGGCTTCTGGGTTAACGAGAATTGTGTTAATGGTAAGCGTAGCACCGTTGAGCTGCGTTATGCTATCGCTGTGTGAGTTAGCGTCTTAAGATAGCTACACTTTAGGATCATTCGTTGATCCTTTTCTGTAGCTCTCACCACGAGACTACGTTGTACATTTCACATTCACAACCAACCATGCTGTTCTACACCCAAGAACTTACTGACGCCCTTGCTGAGCGTTTCACCGACGAAGATGAGATCATTGATGTTGCTAACTACGGTTGCAGCATTGGTGTCTCTGGGTTCATCTATTACAAAGAGTGTAATGAGTTCTTCCAACGCTTTGAGGATGACATCGAGGACGTGTGTTTCGACACGCTTGGTGATGACTTCATGGCTATTCTTTCCAAGGATATCACTAGTGTACAAGGGCTAATCCAGGTTATGGTTTGGCATACTGTTGAGTCGTATTGTTGGCGTATGGTTGGCATCCTGGAGGAGATTGACGCTGCCTAAGTAGAGCGAACCATTTCACATTCACACAACCCAAGGACGTAGCTACAACTATGACTAACTACAAGAGAGAGGCGATTGAGTATTGCCTTAATACGTTTAACTTCGAACGTGTCCATAAAGTAATGGGACAAGTTGATTGGAAATGGGCTACACGTGACGGTTTAAAGGTACCCACCATTGTGCAACTTATTCTATCCGCTGAGCAGCGCCTGAATGATGCTTGGGACAAACGTACAACTATTGAGAGTGGGGGACTACGTGCCGTTTATGTTGAAGCTGAGATGGATGCGGACGGTGTACTGCAGCCACCTGGTCTTGAGCTTATGTTTATCCTGACTCAAACTCAATCCTACTAAATGATGAGTACTGAAACCTCCATCCTTTTAGCAGTCATTGGCTGCATTGGTCTACTAGCTACATTGGCTGTCTACAGTCGTGCTAGCGAAGCTGTTAACCGTTACGAGAAACTTAAATGAAACGATCCCGAGAATGGCTACTCCTCAATGCCGTAGAAGCATGGCTGCATAACTACAAGGACACAGGTACACCTACTGTAGCGCAATATGAGGAACTACAACGTGAGTTTCATGATGCTTACATGTCTTCAATTACGGTAGATCTTGAACTACCTCCTGTTGAGGATGAGGAGCCTAAACCTACACGTACCACACGCAAACGCACAACTAAATGACCCAGCCACGTCTACGCGAGCCTGCGAGCAAGCTCTACGAGGTGACCCTTAGTTCAGGTGTTATACACTTGTTAGCACCCGACTCTGAAGCTGCCGCATGGATGGCGTTAGAGTTGTCCAAAGAACGCGATGATGAACTACTTAACGTGAGGCAAGCTGATGAGTGGTAAGAGGTACTATCCAAACAACTGGCAAGCATACAAAGACGCACCTGATGATCTCTTCATCCCCCACACATTTGAAGAAGTAATGAATTGGAAGGTAGCAGGTTGGGAGCTTCCGTCTTCTGTCTGCTGTATCATCCGCGCTACTACTCCAAAGGGTAAGATCAAAGAGTATGTATACCAGAAGCGTCACGCTGCTGAGGCTAAAGTATCTGAGTTAATGCACAGCGGTGTAGAGGTTACTGTCTGCACTGATGATGCTATCCACTTTATTTCACCCGACATTAACGATGAGTCTGATTACGATTGACCAACTGAGTGAGCTTCAAGAAGACTACCCTGAGCTTGCCCAACTCATTCACATTCACGATTCCAAGGACGCAGCGGAGGATTCTCTTTTTGATTACACAAGCGGAGATTGATGCACAAGTACAGCTAGAGCGTGAGGCTATTGCACACGGTCTAAACAGGTTCCGTAAGACCACACGTGACCTTGAGGATAAGTCTTATGCCTCCGCTAGTGTCTACGGTGCATCGTCCATCGAATCGTTGCTGCCTATCCTTGTGGAGTACATTGAGCGTACAACACACGATAGGTTGAAGCGTGGTACTGGTCATCAATTCCAACTTATCAAAACTTATATCTCAAAGCTTGAGGTATTAGCATCTGCTACCATTGCACTCAAGATAACCTTCGATAAGGTATTTTCATACAAAGACAAGTCCAACCAACTTGTTAACGTGTGTGATTTGATTGGTAGTGCAGTGGAGGATGAGTGTCAGATGAGACACTACGAGGAGAAGGCACCTGGCTTACTTGCTACTCTCAAAAAGAACTACTGGCACAAGTCTATTGGCACCCAACAAAAGCTAACCGTTATTCAAACCCTCATGAATCGTTATGAGGTTGAGAAGTGGGACTGTTGGGGACGTGACAATCGTGTTAAGGTAGGTGGCTGGCTATTAGATTGTATTATGCAAACTAGTGGTTGGTTTGAGAAGCTTAATATAAGAGAGGGTCGTAAGACTGTCCAATACGTAGTCCCAACTGCGGAATTCATGGACATCAAGGACGCACTGATGAAGAATGCTGAACTCTTCAGCCCTCTTGCATGGCCAATGCTTATCCCTCCTAACGACTGGAGTAACACTCAATCGGGTGGGTACCTCCTAAACGAAGTAATGAACGGGCATAAGCTGGTGCGTCGTGGACATGACTGCCGTATACAGGGGGAGAAACCTCTTCAGTTTCTGAACAAGATACAGAAGGTTCCCTACTGTTTAAACCAGTTTATAGTCGGTGTAGCGGAAGAGTTAGAGAAGTTAGAAAGACCAGTAGGGAAGTTCTTACCAGTAGTCCACTATCCATTACCTCCTAAACCTGTAGACATAGCTGAGAATGCAGAAGCTAGGAAGAGTTACAGGAGAGAGGCAGCTGAAGTTCTAAATAGACAAGCTAACGAGTTTAGGAAGTCTTGTAGAACTCGGATGACGATGGAGGCAGTGAAACGGTTTAAGGATAAAGAGAAGTTCTATATACCGTGGTCTTTCGATTACCGTGGTAGAGCTTACCCGATCCCTGCCTTCCTTACTCCTCAGGATACAGACTTTGGAAAGAGTTTATTGAGGTCTTATGAAGAGTCGTTCATGACTCCTGAGGCTGAGGGGTGGTTAGCCTTCCAAGTTGCTACTACCTACGGTCTTGATAAAGCTCCAATGCAAGAGCGTCTGCAATGGGTCAAAGATAATATCACATTCATCGAGTCTATTGCTTTGGATCCTATTGGGCGTCTTCCTGATTGGGAGTCTGCTGATGAACCTTGGCAATTCCTTGCTGCTTGTGAAGAGTACTATCATTGTGTCATTGCTTGTGATAGACAGTTCACTGGATTGTTTGTCGCTACTGATGCCACGTGTTCAGGACTACAGATCTTGGCTGGGCTTGCTAGAGACAAATCAACAGCACGCCTTGTTAACGTCTTACCTGGTGATAAACCACAGGATGCCTATAAGGTAGTTGCTGAGGCTGCTACACCTAACTGTCCGGAGTCCATCCAACCTTACATGGACAGAAAGGTGGTTAAAAGGGTAGTTATGACAATCCCTTACAATGCTAAGCCATTCTCCAACCGTACGTACATCAAGGACGCACTAAAGGAGAAAGGAGTAGAGATCTCTAAAGAGGATCTAAACGCTACGGTTAAAGCCGTTAGAGACGCTATGGAGGTTGTCGTCCCTGGTCCTATGGCTGTAATGTCGTGGATCGAGAGTGAGGTATCCAAAGCGATTGACAACGGTAAGACTGAGCTTGAATGGACTACTCCATCTGGGTTTGTCGTAGTGCAACGCCTGATGAAGAAGGAAATGGTTACGATCAATCTCCAACTGCTAGGACGTTGCCAACTTGCTGTTGCTGTTGACGACAGTAAGAAGGTAGACAAACTACACCACAAGAATGCTACTGCTCCCAACCTTATCCACTCTCTTGATGCTTCCCTGCTACACCTAGCTGCACTTAGGTTTAACGCCCCCATTGCACTGATACACGACTCTGTATTGTGTCGTGCTACGGACATGTCTATCCTCAGTACAATCGTGCGAGAAACTTATCTCCACTTATTCGCTGAGCACGACTATTTACAAAACTGGGCTGATCAAATAGGAGCTGAAACAGATCCTCCGATTATAGGTGACTTAGAGCCTGAGTCGGTTATCCACAGTACATACTTCTTCTGTTGAGGTCTAGCCTTGCTCCATAGATAGGAGCCACGCTACCCTCCACATTAGATGCTATGAAAACCTGTACAAATTGTTCTGCTACTAAACCGCTTTCTCACTTTCACCGAGGTGTCAATTACAAAGATGGATACCGAAGTAAATGTAAGGAGTGTATGAGCCTTTATTATAAAGAGCGGAACGCAGAGCCCGAACAAAAACAAAAGAATAGAGAGTGGTCGTACATACGCAGGTATGGTATCACATTGAGTGAATACGACAAAATGCTGTCTGATCAAAACGGAGTATGTAAGATCTGCGGATCTGGTGACTCTAAGAGGAGTGGTCAGTACCTCATGGTAGATCACTGTCATTCAACTGGTAAAGTTAGAGGTTTGCTCTGTTCTCCTTGTAATTCAGCACTAGGGCTACTCGGGGAAAATATCTCTAATTTCCATAACGCAATCAATTATCTTTCCGCCTAAATGACCCGCACCATCCACAAAACTGAACAGCCTGTTGTCCTTGAAGGTTACCAAGCTGTACTGAAGCCTAGCAAGTTTGGCTACTCCCTGTCCGCTATCATTGATTCGTCTCTTGTTGATGCACTGGAAAGTGATCGATCTGAGGCGCTCAAGTGGGCAGAGACTAAGCTGAAGAACCCGAAGCGTTCTACCCTGAAGCCTGAGCCGTGGGAAGAAGTTGCTGACGGTAAGTACAAAGTGAAGTTCTCCTGGAATGAAGAGAACAAGCCGCCCGTTGTTGATACGGAAGGCACTCACATCACTGATGAGTCCATCCCCATGTACTCTGGTAGCCGTGTTAAACTGGCGTTCTACCAGAAGCCTTACATCCTCAAGGACGGAGTTACGTATGGCACGTCGCTTAAGCTTGTTGGTGTCCAGCTGGTAGCTTTGGCTAATGCTGGTATCGCTGACACTGGTGATATGGACGCTGAGGGTGTGGCTGAACTGTTTGGTAAGACTACTGGGTTCAAAGCATCTGAGCCTAACATCAGCGATGTGTCTGAGGA